TTAATGTATCAGGGATTTGATCTGTAAATGTAAATGATCCATCTAAATAGCTTTTAATAAATTCATCATCCATTTTTAAAGATAATCCAAAGCCACCCCCAAGCGGATGAAATTTTAATTTATTCATGGATAAATCAACACCATCAAGATGAAAGTAATTACCATCTTTAAATATATAGGCGTGTTTTAAATCATTATAAAATTGTGTAGGTAGTTTTTTATTCATTTTTTATTCTTCCTTTCATAAATATTTACTTGACTATATCCCATATTTACCCATAATCAAAGCATAAATATAGAAAGGTAAGTAAGATGAATACAGATTTTATTAATACAATTAGCAAGAAGCTTAAAACCGCCTATGAGGCTAGAGCTCTAATCAGATACCTAATTAAACAGGGCAAAGATTGGCATTATGAGGACGATGCTACCGAATGCGGATTTACCAAACTTGAAGCCTACTATTTAAATAAAAGAGCAGATGAAATGTATGAATTTGATTGGGGACGATGGGGCTGCCCTATTGGGTACTCCCTTGAACACCATAAGAAAAGGGGGGATTTTTAAAATGTCAATGATAAGATTAGGCAAAACTTCAAAGATGCGGGGTTATTCGTTCGGCTTGGATGCTAGAAATTGTATTACAGGCTCAAAGCTTAGAAAGATAGAAGGGTCTGTTTGTTCTAAGTGCTACGCATTAAAAGGAAATTTTAATTTTCCTAGCGTTAGAAAAAATAAAGAAACAAATTTAAAACATCTTGAAAGCGAGTATTTCGTCAATGTAATGACTTATCAATTGCAAGACATGAAATATTTCAGATGGTTCGATAGCGGGGATTTACCCCATATGGAGGCATTAAAAAAGATAGTGAAGATTGCGGAATTAACACCTAATACGAAGCATTGGTTACCTACTAGGGAAATAAAACTTATTCAAAAATATTTAATCAATAATACATTTCCAAAAAATCTAGTTGTTAGAGTGTCGGGCCTCATGGTCGATGGACCACCGCCCAAGGGCTTTCAAAATACGTCAACAGTGCATAAGGATAAAGATCCAATTGGCTTTGATTGTGTCTCAAGATTTCAAGGCAATCAGTGTTTATCTTGTACTGCTTGTTGGGATAAAAGAATAAAGAATATAAGTTATAAGGTGCATTAAAAATGAAAACTAAAAACATTGGTGACAAATGTATCACTTGCTTTAGTGATACATCATTTGGTAGCGGAAAATTTGTTAACAGAATTCCCGCTGAAGATGATCAACACGAGGGGTATATGTGCCCCGAATGTCAAATGATTGAATGTGATGATTGCAACGAGTCGATCCTTGATTATGTATCAACGGTTGAGGGGGCTTTTGTTTGTGATGATTGTTTTAAAAAGGGAGGATATAAAGCGATATGAAAAAATTCAAAGTAACTTGGGTACAAGGTTATTGTTGCCCCGACGGATATTCGGAGGAAAAAACACTTAAAGAAATATTAACTTTTGATTTATCCGCCTACCTTGGGGATGATTACGAAGAACAATTCGAAAATATAAAACTAGGGGAAACATTCACCGTATGTGGCCCGCTAGGTTTAGAAATTGTAGATTATAAAAGAATAGAATAGGGAGGCTCAGGACAAAAATGAATAACACCGAACGCAAGCACAGGCAGAACCTGGACTCCATCCACAAGCTGATCCAAGACGCACGCAAGCGCATGCTCAAGCACGAGCCAGGGACAAGGGCCCAGGAACAAGCTTGGGTCAAGCTCAGGCATTTAATAATAATGAGGGACCAGGGACAGGCCTGGATACCGAAATTTTAATGCTTGACTTTTCCTGGGAGTATCCTATAGTATCCCATAAGAAAGGAAGAATATTATGAAAATGATAAACTCAGATATCGAAGTAGTTAGCGTCGGAATAGGCTCAACCTTCGATCCAGATAACGGAAAGTACGAGTCCGGTATCTTACTAGTAGTGCTCAAGGACGAGGATGGTACTACCGCTTCAGTTAAGTTGGAGTGCAACGTCAAAGAGCTGCGGTCCAAGTTCAAGCAAGAAAAAATTCACCAGAAAATGCTTGAGATATACGGAGGTGACAAGCAGAAACTGAACCAGGCTATAAAAGCCATGGCTAAAGAGAACCCAAGCTGGGTTAAATAAATTCAAGAGCCTCGGAGAAATCCGGGGCTTTTTTAATTCCTGGAAAAATATAAAATTAATTAAGGAACATGCACAAGCACACGCTCAAGCGCAGGCTCAAGATCATGCGTCCATGGTTGGTGGACCACGAACAAGGGTTCAACAGAAGTGAAATCAGTCGCAAGCTCACGCACCACGGACCCTGGATAAAAATAAACCGCCCTCTGTTCGACCCCCTTTGCCATAATAAAATTATCCTGACATAGAGAATAACGCTTTAAATTCCATGAAATTTGGAAAGGCGATAGATTAAGTTTGTTTCCTTTTGTTAGTTTCAATTCGCACCAAAAAGAAATATTACGATTGAATTTTTTTGATTTAAAAACTCCCAATAAATCGGGAATACCAGGTGTCCCGTATGTTTCTATACGGGTCCAAAATATACTAGGAGTGATCGACCTAACATTCTTCCAAAAGGTTGACTCCCTTCCTCGATTTACGGAAGGGGTGGTTGTTTTCTTTTTTCTGTCTTTTGATGATTGTTTCTCTTTTTTCAACAATACGGATCTCCTCTCCTTCGACAAGGCAAAGTCTAACTCCGAGTTCTTTTTGTTTTGGTTTAAGTTTATTTCCTGCACCACCAACCGACTTGCCATTTACAATTCTACTTCCATTAGAGGTTTTAACATCAAGAAAATGAGACCTTCCATTCTTAGGATTGACAACAACAATATCTATGGGGCCTTGCTCACATACATTAACAAATACCAAGTATCCTTCTTCAAGAAACTTGTTGATCGCTTTGTTCTGACTGATCGTCGCTTTGTACTGCCTTGGATCCATTGTCCTCCAAATCAGTAGGGGTGCCTTCAATGATAACTGTTTTTTTCATTTTTGAAAGCATTTCAGATACCTCTTCTAAACTTAAAGAGTCAATACTCTTGTCTCTAACTTTTTCTTTCTTCTCATAATATCCTGCAGCTTTACCTCTACTAATCTCTGCAGCTAAAGCAGTCTTGAGATCTGGTTTCATATCAAACTCAACTATATCTTTAGCTTCTGGATTTTCAGCACGAAGACCAATCTCGTGTAGTCTTCTCATGTGAGTAGCCGGTGAGATTTTGTACTTATTCCAGAGATCCTCTTGTAGAGCTCGAATATAAGCATGAACTTTGGGAAACTCTTTTGCACTTTGTAGTTTAGAGGCAGTTATTCTAGCCGAGTGTTCAGAATATCCTGCCATAATTGCACATTCAGTAGCAGTCTTTCTATTCTCTTGAGCAACTAAGTGATGACAAAACTCTATTTGTTTTGCAGTCAATTCATCTCGCATTTCAGCAAGTTCTTTTGTCAGGACGATATCGTCCCCTGGTTTTCTAAATTTCATAATACAAATATTATATAGTGACAAATGTTGAAAAATAAAGAAAAAAGTAAAACAAAATGACAACCCCTGCTCCCCTAGTGGGGTTGGTAAAGACTGTGTATAGTCTTCTGAAGAACGGGTGAAGAACGAGTAAATTTACAATAAACTACTGTATCTACTGTATATATAGGGTATTGAAGAACGGAAGAACGAGATTTAGGTTTTTTAAAAATTATTTTTTTTTTACTCAGGATTTGGCACTATAGAGTCTTTATGCTATAATCCTGGGCAGTGGTCAGTGGTTCGTGATTAGTTATCCTTTCCTAATCGCTTTTATTCCCTCCTTTACATTTACTTACCCATTGACCACTATCTAAAAACAATATAATATCCTATATAGAAATGGACATAACAATTAACATTAAGACAAATAAAGGTAAGGAATATTCCTGCACCTTTATAGGGGATAAAGAGAAAATACTACCTTCCATGCAAAACTACATCAAAAAGAATAGAGACAATCAAGTCAATGTAGTTTTCAGCAGTGATGAAGAAAAAAGTCACTTTACCTACCCAGAATTGTTTAGTCCTATAGAATAGGAGAGAAATATGGACGACATAAAAATAGACAAAGGTATTCCATTACCGCAAAAAAGAACTCGAATTATTAAAGCGTATGATCTTTATCAAAAAATGGAAGTGGGAGACAGTGTTCTCATCAAAGAGTCAGAAAGGACAAAGCTCCATGACGCCATTAGAGTAATGGAAGGAACATCTAAAGGAAAACTTTCGACTAGAAGAGAGGACAATGGCTTTAGAGTATGGAGAATAGGAAGAAAGGAAAGGTTGTGATGAACTACAAATTCGATCATATAGCAAAAAGACTATTAACAGAACATGGGTGGATCCGTGTTCCCTGGTTCGTGCCCCAATCACAAGAGGACAAGAAAGAAAACCTCATACAAAAACTCAACAAGTTAGAAAGGATAATCAAAAATGGTCGTTGATGTGAGATCGAGTGAAAGTGTTTACATAACAATCAATGATTGGGTGTATTACATAGACGACTCAACAGGGGAACAAATAATGCATAAGTGGAGGAAGAAAAAGAAAAGGTTAAGTAAAAGTGTAGCCAAAGATCGCTTCTGGGAAGACATGGAGAAAAGGTATGAGGTACGGTAGAAACGGAAAACTGTTTCCTCTAGAGATGAACCAGAAATCTTTATTTTATTTGCAGATGTTTTTGCATGAATACAAAGATAAAGGACTGCGGAATACCGACGAGAAGCGACGAGCCTACGATCATGCCCTGAACCAAATACGCAAAGGGATTAATGGAGTGTATGCGCATCAATCCATGAATGGTCTACGACCACCAAGAACATATAACTTTAGGAGTAAATAAAATGGGAGTAAAAAATCCAATCTATGATTATAGTGACAGAAGATATTCAGTTAGACTGAAGAAGCAGGAAGCAAAACGCAAAAAAGCACGAGAGCTCGCACATAAGATGTTAGGTAAGAATTACTTTACCAATATACGAAAGGAAAACAAATGTATAAATATTTAGACATACCAGGTTGGTTCAATATGCATGATGCTATGATGAACTTGGTTAAATACTGTGAAGACGGTGATGATATCGTCGAAATAGGGTGCTTTGCCGGAAGATCGACAAGATTTCTCTGTGACGCCCTAGAATTGAGTGGAAAACACGACGTTAAGGTCCATGTGATAGATACTTTTGAAGGTTCGGGTATGGAACATGCCAACGTCAATTTAAACCCCCTGTGGGACGATTTTTGCAGGAATTTAGACGATCATATCAAAGCAGAAAGGTGCATAGTAAATGTTAACAGATCCGATAATGCCAATATTCTTAATTCTTTTGATGATGGCTCTGTATTTGGGGTCATAGTAGACGGAGCACATACCTATGAAGCGGTGAAAGAAGACATTATTAATTGGTGGCCCAAGGTAAAGGATGGTGGAATGATGGTCGGAGATGATGTATCTTTAGAGTCTGTAAAGCAAGCTGCTTTAGATGGATTTGCACACCATGGACTTAAAACATATAACATTTGCAAAGGGGTTGAGGGATGGTTCTCTCAGATAAAAAACGACCGAAGCAACGAGATGACCGACAGCCTGAAGCTAATCCCAGGTCAAAACTGTATGAAGTTAGATGGTTAGATGCTTATGAAATGGAATCAGGGTGGCATAGTTTGAAAGACGCACTTAAAATTACACCACCCGAGGTTCTATCAGTAGGGTACGTCCTGAAAGAAACAAAAGAATATCTCTTATTAGCTGCCGATATAGGTTCTGATAAAATGGACAATGACGTTGGTCGGGTGACCGTGATCCCTGGTCAGTGGATCGTGGACAAAAAAGAAGTCAAGTAATTTATTTTAATTTTTCTGTAGAAATTTATTTATGAACTTTGATATACTAAAGGTTCGCATGAAACAGTATAACTTAAATATAGAAGCCCTATTACCTACAGAGCTAAGAAATTTATATATAGCGTCGTTGCAAAATAAACTATCAAAGGGTGAGTGTTCTTGTGGCAGAACTTGTATCTGCAAAAAAGCGAAAGACCAGGGCGTAAAATTAGGCCAGCGTTAGTCGAGTTGCGGTCGAGTAGCTTTCGGTTCAATAATAAAAGCCTTCTCTAGCATAGAGTCTACTTGACTCAACATGTTATCCCACTCTTCAGCAAGATAACCATTTACATTCCCGTCGTTGAAAGTCACTAAGACTTTGTCAACTGTATCTTTCAATACCGGATCGTACATTCGTTGTCGTTGGACAGCGAGGACGATTTTTGTTTTTATCTCGTTCAACATATTGTTGTCCTTGTAAAAGCGGGAGTTCGAAACAGGGAAATACTCCCGCTCTTATATAAAATTATATATATTTTTTGGATAAATTAATAGGGAAAAGTCAAGAGGAATTAAATAGATAATTAATTCCTATCGTCGGTTTTTAAAGGTTCTTCACTATCCGCAAAATCAAAAAAATCGTTTTTCTTATCCATAAATTTAAGTGTTTCTTGTAATTTACGATCGGCTTCTTCTAATCCATCCAGGTATCCTTCTAAAAAAGCTACTGTTGTGGTTAAAGGAAACCTTGTGCGGTCATGTTTCATATAAATAATCGCATTATTTAGATGTTTTTTTAATTGTTTTCTATTCATTTTTATACTGTTCCTTTCTAGACCAGGAGGGAAAATAGTTTTTCCCTCCCTAGTCGTTCATGCGAGAGCTAAAATGGTTCTCATCCTTCTAGCTTTGGGAGGTAGACATCAGAGATGATTACTAATTCTCGCTATCAGTAATCAAGAGAAGGGATATGTTAAAGAACAAATGTCTTTGCGGAGATATTCATAACGAAACGTACCCCTTCTCCTCATTACTGAAGAGTCTTTTTAATATTTCTCTCTCCTAATTCTTCAATGTTATCTAACTCATTTATGTCAGCATTGAGAATATGTTTACAACTTTTAATCCCTGCAACTTCACCAGAAACAAAGGCCATATTCCATAGTTCATATAGCCAATGTTCTGTAATAGATCGTCCTTCTTCTCTTTGTAAATCAGGTTCCATTTGATTATCTACTTTAGCTGCAATAATCTTAATCATCTTTTCTTTATTTCTATCTTTCTTGTTTGTCATTTATGCTCCTACTTTTCTATCGTATTCCTTATCAACTAGTTGTGATAAGATACCAGAAATCTTTTTGTCTTTACCCGCAAGTTTCTTCAACTTCTTATGTGTCTCTACTCGCACGATAACAGATTTATATTTTGTAATATCAGTCATTCTTTCTCCTTATATAAGATAATATATAGTCATTCCCATTTAATTGTCAACTCTTTTTCTTCTTTCCTTCTATCAACCAGGACTTGAGTTTTTCTCCCAATGATTGTGAGGCCAAATCAATTTTGTTTCTCAAACTGCTAACAATATTTTCATCAACAGTTTTTTCTGAGATCAAATCAATATATGTCACATTATTCTTTTGACCAATGCGGTGAGCTCTATCTTCTGATTGAATTCTTTTTTCTAAATCATAATTATTTGAAAAATAAATAACGGTATGTGCCTGGGTCAATGTCAATCCATAACCACCTGTTTGTTGATTGGCTACAAAAAATCTTACCGGGCTATCTTTATCCTGGAATTGTTTGACAATATCTTGTCGGTCCTTATCCTTGGTATCTCCAAAGTAAGTGACAACAGTTTCTTCACCATGTTTTTTAGACAAGGCTTTTTGAATATCAAAGATTGATTGTCGATAGTTTGCCCAAATAATTATCTTACCTTCTACTTCTTCAATAGCTGCCATGAGTTCATCAAGTCGATTGTTTTTTAAAGGTATCGATTGGCCGTCGTCCGTGGGCAGATAACCACAAGTAATCTGATGAAGTCGTAGCAACATGGTCATTGTATTAGTGACCGACAGAGTTTCTCCTTCAAGTTCAGTAATAGCAAAGGTCGCTAGATCATTGTACGCTTTCTCTTGTTCCTTAGTCATCTCGACATAGCGAGGTTGATAAATCTTTGCGGGTAAGTCTAAGCAGTCTTCTTTTAAGACTCGAAAAGAAAAGGTCCCTAACTTTATTGATAACTCATCTAAGTTTCGAAAGCCCACCACCTGGGAGAATGCATGACTAGATGTATGGCGCTTTACTTCGATAGCGTAGCGAGCCTTGTAAGCATAGTAAGAACTAAAGCCTAATAAGTCTTCATCTAAAAATTGACATTGTGAATATAAATCCAGGGGATTTTTTGTGACAGGAGAGCCTGTCAGTATTCGACGATACTCAGCAAGTTTACAAATCTTTAAAATATTTTTTGTCCGTTTGGCAGTAGGACTTTTTACGGTGGTGCTTTCATCAATAGCCATTAAACTTTTGGTCCCTAATAAATATCGATCAAGAAATTGTACTGAAGGAAGATGAGCTAGAGCTTCGACATTCATTAAAAAAATATCTAAGCCATCAAAACTTTCTGATAACTTATCTAAGTTTTTTTGATCATCTTTTTTTCTTGAGCTCGGTGCCACCCAAGTTGTTATCCTGGTTTGAATATGATCAGGTAAGTGAGCTGGTATTTCTAATCGTTCCCAATTGCGGTAGACACCTTTAGGTGCAATGATAACGGCAGCATTAATTTTACCCTGGTCATAGAGCATTGCAATATTATCAATTAATACTTTTGATTTACCTGTTCCCATTTCCATGAAGTAGGCAAAATTTGTTTTGTCCCAACTACAACCTAATGCTTGTAATTGATGATTAAACGGTTTCGTTTTAAAATTTGGATACATAACTAATAAAAACTTTCTATGTTCTTTATATAGGATAAGCTATATTGTTGTCAAGTTTTTTGCAGAACAAAATGAAGTCATGTATAAATCTGGGTTCTTTATATTATTGTAAATATAATTAGCTGCCATTCGACATTCTTGTAAAGAATCAAAGGTACTTCCATATTGTTCTTGAATACAAGTGTTTTCCAGGGATACACTTGGATCATTCAAACATAACCATATCAACATAAAGTATTTCATACTTGTAATTGTATCTCAAATATCCTATACATACTAAGTATAATTATAGAATGTTAAAACACTTAGATTTATTCAGCGGAATAGGCGGATTTTCTTTAGGATTAGAATCTGCAGGCTTAGTCGATACAGTTGCATTTTGTGACTTCGATAAATATTGTCAGCAAATTTTAAAAAAGAATTTTCCAGGTGTACCCATTTATGGAGATGTGAAGGAGTTAAATTATGACAAACTTAAAGCAGACGGAATTGATACAATCGACATCATCACAGGAGGATACCCTTGCCAACCTTTCTCCGTCGCAGGTAGAAAAAAAGGTGAAGAAGATCCGAGACACGTCTGGCCAGAAATGTTTAGACTTGTCCAAGAACTCCGACCTACTTGGGTCATTGGAGAAAACGTTGGTGGACACATTAAACTCGGTCTCGACACCGTACTCGAGAACTTGGAGAGTGAAGGTTACTCCGCAAGGACGTTTAGTATTTCAGCTTCTAGCATCGGCGCAAACCACAAAAGAGAAAGAGTCTGGATCATCGCTAACTTGGCCGACTCCCAACGCTTGGGACGGACAGAGGGGACCAAGAAGTCAGAAGAACTTACGAGAGAAGAATCATCAGATCAATCTGATAACCGCAGTGAAGGACGCATCCAGTCCAAACCCAGTCAAGTTATGGCCGACTCCAACACAGGACATGGTGAGCAACAGAACCAAGAAGTATGCTCAAGGGGGAACGCCTCTAACTCTAGCAGTGAAGATGTGGCCGACTCCGAGGGCAGCAATAGGAATGAACATGAGATTAACAGAGAACATGGCAAAGCTTCGTCACAAGAAATATTTGGAAACGGAAGTAGCATATCAGGAGTCAGCGCCTGGTGGTCAGTTGAACCCGACGTGGGTCGAGTGGCTCATGGGGTACCCAACAGGGTGGACCGTCTTAAATGCTTAGGCAATTCTGTTGTACCTCAGATACCTTATGTGATAGGTTTAAGTATAAAAAAGATTTTAGAAAATGAATAAAGTATACGTGACTACAAATACGAAATTACCTAATGGTGGTTATCGTGACATCTCAGATTGTGAAAGATTTGGCACCCCCTACATTCTCTTTGAGAACCCCAAACAAATCCAGGTGAACTCATCACGATTTGTTTTTTCTGTTGAAAAGAAACTCAAAGACATGACATCAAAAGATTATTTATTATTGATGGGTGATCCGGTGTTAATCGGCATTGTTTGTGCGGTTGCTGCCAAAGTTACAAATAATAATTTTAAGGTCTTGAAATGGGATAGGGAAAGTGCTATATATATTCCTATAACAATAGAATTAAAATAAGGAGCATAAAATGGGTCTATTAGATAAAGCATTAGAGCAATCTCAAATTGATAATTTAGATAGCTCAGATGTAAAAGATGTCGGTGAGGCATGTAACGAATTAAGTAATGTTCGTCAAAGTATTGCTGACAAAGAAGCAGAAGTAAAAAAATTAAAGGAAAGAGAATTTCAATTAGAGAATGAAGTTATTCCTTCAATGGTTGAAACCGCAGGTGTTAAATCTTTAACATTAATTGATGGTTCAAAAGTTTCCGTCAAAGATCAACTACGTGCAAACATCACAATGGAAAATGAAGACTATTGTTTTTCTAGGCTACAGGAATTAGGTCTAGATGATGTTATTAAGAACGAAGTAAAGTTGACCTTTGGTCGTGGCCAGGATTCTGATGCAAGTAATCTTATGACGGAGTTACAAGACCGTGGTCTGTACCCTAGTAATAAGAAAGCAGTGCCTTGGAATACACTCTCCAAATTAGTAGAAGAACAGATTGCCAAGGGTTCGATGACGTCTGTTGATCAAGAAAAATTTGGAGTTTACACTTTTAAAAAAGTGAAGATCGAACGAAAAAAATAAACAAGGAAAAACAAAAAATGACAAATGCAAAAGCAAATGGTGCGGTCACCACAAAGACCGAAAAGCTACCTGCTATGAACTTCGATAGTCTCGAACAGTTTGCAGGTACAGGACTTGATACCATCACAACTGATGATATCGCAACACCAAGACTAAAAGTCTTGGCACAAATGTCTCCTGAGTTAGAAGAAATTGAAGGCGCAAAAGCCGGAATGATTCTTAATTCAGTGAGTAAAAAAGCATACTCTGGTCAGGACGGTATTAACGTTGTTGTCTGCGGGTATGAAAAAGTATGGTTGGAATGGCAAGACAGAGGGAAAGGTTCTTCTGCTCCTGCTAATATCTACTCAGCGGTAGATAAACCATCCAACGCAGTACGTGGAGATGACGGAAAATTCCGTCTTGAAAGTGGTAACTATTTAGAAGAATGTGCAAACTTTTATGTGCTTCTTTTAAATGGAGGAGTAGCTCCAGAACCTGCAATCATATCAATGAAAGCAACGCAGTTAAAAGCTGCGAGAAGTTGGGCTTATAGTTTGAAGAATGAGTTCATTCAAAATCCAAAAACAAAAAAGCTTTTCTTGGCTCCTTCCTGGTATCGTGTTTACAATTTAAAGACAATCAAGCAATCTAACGACAAAGGTACTTGGTATGGATGGGTTGTTAACAAAGAGGATTTCCTCGACAACGAAGGAACATTTGATATGGCTGCGAACTTCAACGAGTCAGTCAGAAAAGGTATTGTTAAACCTAAGTATGATGACGAAGCGGATAGTTCAAATAGTTCTGAGGATATTCCTTTTTAATGAACCAAAGGGTCTCTCAATTTAAAGAGATCTTTTCAGGGTTGGAGCGTGCTCATGGTGTGTTCCAACCCAATGGAAAGGTCAAGGAAAATGGTAAGCGTGAAGGTGACGCCTGGATAAATAAGAAACCTGTAGAAGATATTCTATGGGAAAATCATTTAGCCGGTGAGTGGCCTAGCCTTGGTATTATTCCTATCAATGAAAAAAATGAATGTCGTTGGGTTGCCATTGATGTTGACGAATACCCTATTGATCATGCAAATATTGTTAAGACCTTAAAAGAAAAAAAATTACCTTTTATAACTGCTGTTTCTAAAAGTGGGGGAGCACATTTATTTTTATTTTTTAAAGAACCTATTCCTTCTGAATTAGCCCACAACAAAATTAAAGATCTTGCTTCTCGATTAGGTTATGGCGGATGCGAAACTTTTCCGAAGCAACCTAACCTTGGTAAAGAAGCTACAGGAAATTTTCTTAACCTACCTTATCACAATGGATTAAATTACAGTGATCGCTTTGCTCTTAGCGATGAGGGTAACGGTTTAACTCTTGATGAATTTTTAGAAGATGTAGAAAAAAAATCTTTAACAAAAGAAGATTTTGAAAACCTAGCAGTAACATCAAAAAAGCAAGTAAAATCGGCATTTTCTGACGCTCCCTTTTGTATTGAAGCGTACCTTGATGAGAATAAAAAAGTACAACAAGGCAGCAGAGACAACATGTTGTTTCATTATTCTGTCTTTGCAAAGAAAAAATATGGAGAGAATTTTGCAGAAGAAGTTCAAAAGTTTCATCACAATTATTTTGAAGAGCCTCTTGCTCCCGCTCAAATAGATAAGATTATTAAGCAAGTAGAAAAAAAAGATTGGGGTTATAAATGTAATGATCAACCAATGTGTTCCTTTTGTAATAAATCAAAATGCAGAGTTAGAAAATATGGTATTGGTGAGACAAACGAAGTATCTGATATTGATAATGTATTTCAGTATGGTGATGGACCTGAAACAATTTATGAGATGACAGTTAATGGAGAACATAAATTAGTTGTGTCGCTACAAGAAATGTATGAACAAAATAAATTTAGAATGCAGTGTCTTGCTAAAATAGCAATGATGCCACCTAATATGAGAAGAGGTGATTGGGATCAATTCATCCTAGGTATTGTTTCTAAAGCAGTGAAGGTGAAGGAATTTGAAATGTCTCCTGTTGGCAGATTAAAAAATTATCTTACAAAATTTATTGTTAACCAGGGTAATGCTTTAGGTATGGATGATATTGTTAATGGTTCTTGTTACACAAGTGAAGAAGAAAGTAGAGTTTTCTTTAGGCTCGATCAGTTTCAAGAGTATATGAGAAATAAAAGATTACCTCAGATAGATGAAAATAAATTAGGTATTTATCTACGAGAGATGGGTGCGGACAGTACAAAAAGAAAACTTAATGGTAAACCAGGGCTTCTTGTTTGGTATGTTCCTTCTGAAGGATTTAGTAATTTAATTAATAAAATAGATCAAGAAGAGATTGAAAGAACGGAGCTCGAACCATTTTAGATAACGTCTATAAAATTATAGGTCCCCCTGGCACAGGGAAGACAACTACTCTTTTAAATATTGTAGAAAAAGAATTGTCCCTGGGCCGTGAGCCAGATAGGATTGGCTATTTTTCTTTTACAAGGAAGGCCACTAGCGAAGCTGTTAACAGAGCTGTAGATAAATTTAGTATTGATAAGAAAGATTTGAAATGGTTTAGGACCTTACACTCTTGTGCTTATCATTGGTTGAACTTAAAAAGTGTTGATATTATTGGTCAATCTGACTTTGTAGAATTCTATAATGAGTCTGGTATAGACCTACATAACAGTGTTCGGTCTAAAGATTCTATGATTGGAGAAGAAAGTAATGGGTTTCATTTATTAGATTTATACAGGGTCAAAAACTCTAGTATTGAAAAAGAATTATATCTATCAAAGCTTCATGTAAAAGGTGGTCTTAATAGATTATTACAGGCTGATAAACTCTATCGTGTTTTTAAAAAAAGAAAAGGTGTAATGGATTTTACCGATATCATTGTGAAGTTTAATCAAATTAATCAGTCTCCTAAACTAGGGATTGTTATTATTGATGAAGTCCAGGATCTCAAACCTATTGAATGGGACATGGTTAATATCATGATGAATCAAGCAGAGAAAATTTATTTAGCCGGTGACGATGATCAAGCCATCTATGGATGGAGTGGTGCTGATGTATCTAAACTAATTAATTTAAAATGTAATGTAGAAGTTTTGAAACAATCATATAGAATACCAAACAAAGTATTTTATAGAGCGAATAAATTAATATCGAGAATAAATGATAGAATTCCTAAAGAATGGAAACCAAGGGAGGTAGATGGGCAAATGCGAACTGCTAATTTTCAGGGCTTAGATTTATCAAAAGGAGAATGGCTGATACTCGCAAGAACAAATTACTACATTAATGAAGTTGCTAAAAGCTTAATGCAACAAGGTATCTTTTTTGAAAAGAATAATTCTTTATCTATTAGTGAGTCAACTATATTGGCTTATCGTTCTTGGATGAGTTTACAAGAAGGCAATAGTATTTCTTATGATCAAGTAAAAAATCTTTATCAATATATACCGACAGGTAAGTTAGGTATTAAAAGAGGAATGAAAAAACTAACGGGTGCAAAGGAAGATCAGAGATATTCTTATGAGGCATTATCAAAAGATTGGGGATTGAATGTTGAACTTAATGCCCCCTGGGATATTGTTCTACAAAGGATACCTGAATACGAACGTATTTACATGCGAACTATTCAAAGTAGAGGGCACGACTTGGATAAAAAAGCGAATGTAAAACTATCTACGATACATGGTGCCAAGGGTGGAGAAAGTCAGAACGTCGTTGTGTTTTCTGATATATCCAAAAGAATTTATGATAACATGTGGGGAAATAGAGACGATGAAAGAAGAGTTTTTTACGTAGCTATGACAAGAACTAAAGAAAATTTATATTTAATACCTTCTAGTTCCCAATATCAATTTGAGGAAATATTTATATGACAGAAGAAAAGATTATAGATCCTTTAAAAAAAACAGATCAAAAGATTTGGAGACTTCCTAGCTTTCCTGACGTTACAAACATTAAACAAGTAGCAGTTGATTTGGAAACATATGATCCTAGGATCAAAGATTTAGGACCAGGCTATGCATCAGGAACAGGTTATGTGGTAGGTGTAGCAGTTTCTTTTGAAGGTTTTGATGGATACTTTCCCGTTAAACATGAGCGAGGAAGCAATCATTCTGAAACCGCAGTGAAGAATTGGTTAAAAGATTTATTTAAACAAGACCCAATTGTTATATTTCATAATGCTATTTATGATTTAGGTTGGCTTCGTCGTTGGGGTGTTGAATGTAATGTATCAAAAATTTATGACACATTATTAGCTGCTCCTCTTGTTGATGAAAATAAATTTAATTACAAGTTAGATTTTCTAGCCAAGGATTATTTAGGGGAGAGAAAAGAAAGCAATCTTCTAGAGGAATTTGGTAAAGAGCATGGCTTCCGGGCTATTGAAAATATGCACTTAGTTCCTTCTAATGTTGCAGGAATATATGCAGAGCAAGATACAAGGTTGACTTATAATCTTTGGGAACATCTTCGTATAGAAATACAAAAACAAAATCTAGTTGACGTGTTTAATTTGGAAACAGAATTGCTTCCTATTTTATTTGAAATGAAATGGAAAGGTGTTCGCTTTGATATAGAAAGAGCAGAAGAAACTAAAAAGTTTTTTAATCAAGAAGAAAAAAAGATTTATAAAAAAATTACAAAAGAAACAGGCGTCAAGATTGATGAAGCTAGTATCTATACTCCTAGTGTTTTACAAGAGGTATTTGAAAAACTTGGAGAGAAGTTTGCTACAACAGAAAAGAATAAGCAAATTAAAATTGAAAAGGATGCTATGCTCGATAGTGAAAATCCTTTGATTAGAGATATAGCTTTAGCAAGAGAATATAATAAAGCCTATACCACTTTTATTGATTCTTATATTAAGTTCGCAGTTAATGGTAGGATTCATGCAGATATTAATCAGTTAAAGAAAGAAGATAATAGGGGCACGGTCAGTGGTCGGTTGTCCATGAGCTATCCGAATTTACAACAGGTTCCTTCTCGTAATCCTTTGGTAGCATCTAAGATACGATCTCTATTCTTACCAGAAGAAGGGGAACAATGGGCCTCTTTAGACTATTCTCAACAAGAGCCTAGACTCCTTGTACATTATGCCAAAAAACAGGGTTTAGAAGGCGCTGACACCATGGTTAAGTTCTTTGAAGATGGAAAGGACTTTCATCAAGTAACTGCAGAAATGGCAGGTATTTCTAGAAAAGAAGCTAAGACAATAGGATTATCTTTAATGTATGGTATGGGTATTAAAAAACTAGCTGCGGATCTAGAGTGTACCGAAGAACAGGCAAAATTATTGAAGAAAAAATATAATTCAAACGTAAGTTTTTTAAAAAATATCGTAACAAAAGCGACTAGATATGCGTCTAATCAAGGTTTTATTACAACCTTAATGGGAAGAAAGTGTCGCTTTAATCTATGGACAAGCAGAGACTTTAATAACAGAAAAGTTTTCTCTGAGGAAAATGCTATAAAAGAATGGTCCTGGAATGAGATTGAAAGAGCTCATACTTACAAAGCATTAAATAGATTAATACAAGGTTCAGCAGCAGATCAAACCAAACAAGCCATGGTGAATCTGCGGAAACAAGTAGGGGTTATTCCTATGATTCAAATACATGACGAGCTCAATGTCTCCGTAACCAATGAGACCCAGGTAAAAGAGATTAAAGAGATAATGGAATCTGCTGTTGAACTAAATGTACCTGTAAAGTGTGAAGTTAAAATAGGAAAAAATTGGGGAGAAGCCGAATGAGAATAATATATCAAAATGGAGAACTTAAACTCAGCCTAACAAAACAAGAAATAAAACATATTGTAGATAACTCTGGTAGTCCAGTGACTATGGATATTAAAATGTTGAAAGTCCTACATGAAGACATATCTGATTGTGTCAAAGCACATTGGTCTAATGTGGAAGTATGGCAAGCTATAGAAGAACATCTAGCGTCTCAAAAAAGCATAAGTAAAAAAGAAAAATAAACATTATATTCTCTGTCGAAATGGAGAAAAAATAATGTTTAACTTAACCAATAAAGCAAAAAATCATTTCTTAAACTTCTTCAAACAAGAAGATAAAGATGAGTCAATAAAAGAATTCTGCCAATCAGAATATAAAAAAGATTGGTATGCAGCTTATAGATTTTTTAAAGAAGAAGGTCAGTTCCCTAATTTTATTAGAAGAACTCTGTAAGAAAAGGGGCTAATGCCCCTAATCTTATTTAACTTCTGTAGTGTATCTCTTACCGTTCCAGGTAAATTCTTTTGCACCTTTTTTTCTAAAGTGCCTAAATGCTTCATTAAAAGAAACACCGCCTTTGGATACTCCCACATTAAAATTTTTCTTTTCGACATTAGATCCTGCTTGAGCAGTTGATGTCTTTGTAGTTGCCTTTTTACCACCCGTACCTGCTTTAGAAGAAGACTTCTTTGCAGAGGCTAGATTAGCCATCGTTGCTTCTTTTCTCTTCTTAAAATCAGATATTGCTTTATTTCTTTCGCCTCTTGTGACTTCTCTTCTCTTAGCAGTCTTACCTACTATATCACTATCTTTCATGATTTTGCTTTTCTCACCAGGATTCTTCTTGCCTGCTTGATATCCTCTACCAGGAGTGCCTCTAAAAGTTCTTTTGTTTGCCATTGTATTACCTCTTATGCGTTTGCTACTACTTCAGCCAGGGCTTCACAACGCACTGGCGTTTGACTGTGCCATCTCGAATCCTGCATTTCTAATGACGCTTGTTTTTTATCACCATCTGATAATGCTTTCCACATCTTCTTGAACTTCGAGACACCTGTTTTTCCTAATTGAAAAACCATCTCCACAATAACATGCTCAATAACTTGAGGCAATCTTTTATCCCCTCTATAATTTTCTGATATTAGTTGTTCTGCTCCTGCACAAGCTCTATTTAAATCTATTAAAAATAAATCTTCTATTTCATCTACTGATATTTTAATACCTTCTTTAAACCTTTGTCTTTCATGTGGTTGTACAAGGTGGCCGATTCCTATCGTGGCTTTTCCCAAGGTATCTAGGTAAACAGTATCTACACAACCTTCATGGTCGCGTATTCTCGCTTTTAATTCGTCAGTAATTTTAATTGTATTCATTATGATCCTATACCCCAATGTTCTTCATGAGGGTCTTTGGCGTCCTTTCTTTTAACTATTAATTTAATTAGTTCTAATATCTTTTTCATCGCATATCAACACCAAAAACTCTTTCAAGTTCTGATAGTTGGTTTTTTGCATTGTTAATACCTGAATTAAACATATTAGTATTGTTTACTTGGTTTTGATTGATTAGTTCTTGCATCCTTGCTTCAGGACTTTGATAGTCAGAAACTATTTCAAACCCTGCAGGTATTGCAGAAGGTATCCCCATTCCTGCACCCGCTTGATATCCTGATCCAGGCATTCTTACAAATCTATTATCAAACACTCTTGGAGCACTTGTGATACCTGTGGCAGGTAGCCCTCTAAAAGAATCACCTGTAACTGAAGAAGCAACAGGTGTTGAAACTCTATCTAAATTTTGTTTAATTAAATCTGCTTGTTGTTTAGCAGTCATTTGTTCTTTTTCAGTAAGAGAAATATCCTGTAGTT